CTCGAAACCTGTTATTAACCGTGCTGGGGACGCAGTTGGGCGCGTGAAATTTTACGGCAAAGATAAAAACGGAATGCCGAACTGGTATAAAGGAATTTGGCTCGAATATGGAACCAAAAATCAGCCGGCAGACCCATTTGTTAGACCAGCGATAAAGAGTTGTGAAAGCAGTATTAGAGCGGATATGCAGAAGGTCTTTGACAAAAAATCAAAGCACTAAAAATCATGTTAAAAGTTGCGTCGCAGGCATCTGTGATTTTATTACACATTAAATTTAAGGGTGCGAATTGGAGGTTCTTTTGCCTTCTTTTCTTCCTTAAAGAAAAGAAGGGGGTGATTTTATAAACATAAACCCGATAATCGAATCAGCGTTTTCTGATTTTGAAGTAAATAAAAAGCGCATTCCCATCGCATTTTTAAGCTACACAGGAAACGCTGATACGTATTTAACTTATTACACTTGGCAAGAGCAACCAGAGAATTTTTTCGATGATGAACATCATGCAGAGGCGGCCTATGGTACGATTGATATTTTCTCGAAAGGAAATTTTAAGGGTATCTTGAAAGAAGTGAAAAAAATTTTAAAGGCAAACAAATTCACTTGGACTGATAACGGCCCGGAGACGTTTGAGCGTGAAACCGGTTATTATCACGTTCCGGTGAATTTTTGTGCGGAAAATTAGTTTAGAAAGTTTGGAGGATTCATTTTGGCAGGAATTGGTTTAAAGCGTTTCAAATACGCGAAATTGAACAATGACGGAAAGACATACGGCCCGGTAAAAACGCTCTCTGGCGCGATTGAGTGCAAAGTAACGCTCGATTTAGCAGAGGCGACTTTGTATTGTGACGACGCGCTTAAAGAGCAAGTTTCGATGTTTAAAAGCGGCACGTTAACCGCAGGAATCGATGAGGATGACGACGCGATTTTTGCAGAGTTGCTGGGCAAAACAGTTGATGAGGAAACTGGTGTTGTGACTTCCAATGTCAGCGATGAAGCGATTTATGTCGGCTTTGGACACATTGTTCCGAAATTGGTTAATGGAAAAAGAAAGTATAAAGTAGAATTTTTTCCAAAAATGAAATTTAAGCCGTTTATCGCTGACGCCAAAACAAAAGGAGATAATCTTGAATTTACAACACCGTCGGTAGAAGCGACGATTTTTGAGAACGAAGATGGAGATTGGGAAAAGCATAAGGTTTATGATACTGAAAGCGAAGCAAACACAGCGCTAGATGGCTTCTTTGTGCAGTCGCAAGAAGGGGGCCACAAAAAGTTGGTAGCTCGCAAGGAGGTGTAAAAACGGCGTGTTTACAAGCCGTTAGCCAACTCGAGCGTGACTTTTTGGGGGAGAGGAGGAACAGTGAAATTTGTGAGCTTTTGCCTTTTAAGGCAAAACGAAAAAAATGAAACTTGTGACGACGAACAGGGGAGTGATAGTTTTTGATAGATAAAATCAATTATTTAGAGACTAAAACTGAAAAGTTCCCATTTGTTTTTACATTAAATGTAATGGAATCGATACAAGAAAAATACGGAACAATTGAGGCATGGTCAAACTTAATTCAGCGTGACGGAGAGCCAGATATTAAAGCTTTGAAATTCTTTATTACGGAAGCTATCAATGAAGGTTTAGAAATTGAAGCTGAGAAAACAGGAAAGAAAATGACACCAATAACAGCAAAAAAAGCTGGCCGAATCTTAACTAAAATTGGCCTTTCGGGCACAGCGGGCAAGATTATGCAGGCTATATCTGAAAGTGTGGAAGTGGATGAAAAAGTAAAAAACGTGAACAGCCCGCAGAAAGTTTAAATGCGGGCGAAAGTGCATCAAGTGTTGTTCCGGTAGAGTTTTCTTGGATTTTATTTGTAGGAACAAAAATGCTTGGATTTACAGAAAAAGAAGTCGGTCACATGACACTGAAAAAGTGGAGCCGTTTGTATAAGCATTTTAGAACATATCACAACTTTTGTACTCAGCAGCAGCTATTTAAGGACGAAAATAGTTACTTAAAAGATAACGATGAGTGGCTGCCAGATTAAAAACGGTTTGACTTAATAGTAATAAAAAGATATAATATAAATATAATATTACTATAAGGAGATTGATGCTATGAATATAAAACCTTCTGCTAATATTCGCCAAAACTATAACGAAATCGCAGAGCTGTGTAAAAAAACAGGTGAACCCGTCTATTTAACTAAAAATGGTGAAGGTGATTTAGTCGTCATGGATATAAATGCATTTTCTCGTAGAGAGAAAATGCTAAAATTAAGAGAAGAACTTATATCCGTAGAAGAAGAACGGTTGGCGGGCGGAGTTGACTTTTCTATTGAAGAACTCGAAAATAGTCTTGATAATATTTTGAACGAGGTGCCCAAAATTGACAGTAAAGCGATATAAGATAGTCATCTCACAGCGAGCAAAATCAGAAATAGAAAACCATATAAATTTTTTGGCTCGTGTTAATATTGAAGCTGCGAAATCATTAAAATCAAATATTATAAAAGATATAAAATCGCTAGAGTTTATGCCTCAAAGAAATAGTTTTTTAATTAATGAGTTTATTTCAGCTAATAAGTATCACAGAATGTTGTGCCAAAAAAGATATTTATTGTTATATCAAATAAAAGATGATACAGTTTATTTAGTTCTTGTTATTGATTGCAGACAAGATTACAGTTGGCTTATTGGCAACTGCTAAGCATTTCAGAAATGGAATGCTTATTTTTATTTCATTGGAGGTGGAAGTATGGCGGGTTCAAATACATTCAAAACTAGAGGGAGAAAAAACGTATAGAGAAGCAGTTAAGCAAATAAATTCAAATCTTCGGGTTTTAGCTTCGGAAATGGGAAAAGTGACGGCAGAGTTTACTAAAAATGATAAGTCTACAACAGCCCTCACCTCTCGAAATAAAATTCTAAATGAGCAAATTGAAAAGCAAAAAGAGAAAATTTCTGTTTTGAAAAATGCACTTGCACAGTCCAGTGAAAAATACGGTGAGAATGACAAGAAAACTAACAACTGGAAAGTTTCATTAAACAAAGCAGAAACTGAACTTTCAAGAATGGAAAGCAGTTTAAAAGACGTAAACGCTCAAATGGAAAAATCAAAAACTCCGCTTGATAAGCTAAATACTGAGCTGTCAAACCAGGGTGAAAAGTTAAAATCGTTGCAGACTGAGTATAAAAACGTTGTACTCAGTCAAGGCAAAAATAGCACTGAAGCAAAAAATTTAGCCTCACAAATAAAGTCTTTAAACAACGATATTCTGGACAATAAAGACAAGCTAAACGCGGCTGAAAAGGCCACGGAACAGCTAGGCGACGAGATGAACTCGGTTAAAAGCTCTACATCTAAGCTAAGTGAGGGCTTTACAGTTATGAAAGGCGTAATTGCTAATTTGGCAAGCGATGCTGTTCGGATGCTTGGGCGAAATTTAGTTAGTGCAGTAAAATCTGTTGTTTCAGGTGGAATTGAGTTTGAAAGCGCATTTGCAGGTGTTCGTAAGACCGTCAACGCAACGGATGAGGAATTTGAGCAATTTGAATCAGGACTGCGCTCTATGTCAACACAGATGCCAACGACAGCATCGGAACTCTCTGCAATCGCCGAAGCTGCGGGGCAACTTGGAATTAAAAATGAAAATTTAATTTCTTTTACAGAAACAATGGCAAACCTCGGTGTTGCCACAAACATGAGCTCAGAGGAAGCCGCAACGGCTCTAGCCCGCCTTGCAAATATCACTGGAATGAACCAGCAAAATTTTGATAGGCTTGGTTCATCAATAGGTGCCCTTGGAAACAATTTTGCAACAACTGAATCAGAAGTAACTCAAATGGCACTTAATATCTCAGCGGCAGGCTCACAAGTCGGCATGACCGAAGCAGATATTTTGGGTGTTGCAGCGGCTTTATCTTCGCTCGGGCTAGAGGCCCAGGGCGGCGGCACGGCGATTTCTCGGGCGATAATAATGATGGCTAACGCCTGTGAAACAGGTAGCTCTGAGCTTGAATATTTTGCAAAAGCGGCCGGCATATCAACGGCGGAGTTTCAGAAATATTTTGCTGAAGATGCAACAGGTGCTTTAACTGCCTTTATTTCCGGTCTAGGAAATTTACAGGATGAAAGTGCCCTAAAATTTCTTGACGATATGGGAATCAGCGAAACACGGCTTCGTGACGCGCTTTTGAGAGCTTCGAACGCAAATGACTTATTTACAAATGCAATAAAAACTTCAAATGAGGCTTGGAACGAAAATTCAGCCCTTACAAATGAAGCTCAGCAGCGATATGCAACCACCGAAAGCAAGGTGCAAATCCTTAAAAATACGTTCTCAGAAATGGGCCTAACCCTTTACGATAAAGTGCAAGAACCGCTTCAAAATGCGGCGTCTAAACTCACTGAGTTTTTCTCAAGGTCAAGCGAATCCGGTGCTTTAAAAGATGCTCTTGACAAATTATCGGAGAGTGCGGGAATCTTGATTGAAGGAATCAGCGAGATGGTAGTAAATCTCTTGCCGCCCTTGATGAACGTGATTTCATGGCTCATTCAAAATTCCGGATTTTTATTAGTTGCGCTCGGTGGCATTGTGAGTGCGATGCTGGCAGTTAAGGCTGCGAATTTTGCAAGTGCAATCGGCGATGCATTTACTCAGATGAAAAGTTTCGGCAGTAAAATATTAGATGTCGCTTCAAACTTAGATTTCATGCAGATAAAAGAGATTGCTTTGACAGTGGCACAAGGTGCTGTTACGGCGGCACAATGGCTGATGAATGCTGCAATGAGTGCAAATCCGATTGGTCTGATTATCGCTGCGATAGGAGCGCTTGTGGGCGCGTTTATTCTTTTATGGAATAATTCTGAAGATTTTCGCAACTTTTGGCTTGGCTTGTGGGAAAGCGTAGTTTCTGCTTGCAGCGCGGCTTGGGAGTGGATTTCTTCGTTCTTTACGGAATGGATTCCGAATGCCTTTAGCACGATGATAAATTGGATAGAGGGAAATTGGCAAAATCTTTTATTGCTGATTGTTAACCCATTTGCTGGCGCTTTTAAGCTGATTTACGATAACTGCGAAGATTTTAGAATTTTCGTTGATAACTTTGTAATTTCCGTAAAAGAATTTTTTATAAACGGCTGGAATGCGATTGTGTCGTTTTTCACACAGTCGATTCCGCAATTTATCTCGGATGTTGGCCGATGGATTGGCGAATTACCGAGCAAAATCTGGGAAGGAATTGTCGGAGCGATAGGAGTGGTCTCAGAGTGGGGTAATCAACTAATTTCAGCGGGAGCAAGTGCCGCACAAGCCCTTGTTTCAAGGGTCTGGAACACAATCTGTGAATTACCTGGGCGAATGCTCGATATCGGTAAAAATCTTGTACAAGGCCTGTGGAATGGCATTTCGAATATGACAAGCTGGATACTTGATAAAATCAGAGGTTTCGGAGATTCGATAATGAGCGGTATCAAAAGCTTTTTTGGGATAGCTTCACCCTCGAAATTGTTTGAAGAGCAAATTGGTAAAAACCTTGCATTTGGCCTGGGAGAGGGTTTTACAGGGGCGATGAAAGATATCTCAAAACAGATGCAAAATTCGATTCCGACCGAGTTCGGCGTGGAACCCACGCTTAATGTCGCATACAATCAAGGTTTTGCAGCCCAACCGCAAGTCTCTGGGAACTCTGGAATTACCGTACACATCGAGAATTTCGTAAATAACCGCACACAGGACGTACAGGCCTTCGCACAGGAACTGGAATTTTACTCACGGCGTAGCAATTTTGCAGCAGGCTTAGAGGTGAAAAGATTGAATTATTGCATATTTAAAGAGATAAATTCGTGTGAGCTCGGACTTTATATGGAACATTGCCCGGAAAAGATAAGTCCAAAAAGACGAGACGAGACCTTCACAGTACCGGGTAGACACGGCAATTTAACCACAACAGATGGTGCTTTTGATAGTTGCATCCGAAGCGCCGAATTTATTGTAAGAGACGAGAGGAAAATTGATGAAATCTGTGCTCATTTTAAGGGAGCCGGATGGCTAATTTTTAGTAATGAGCTCGACCGAAAATATAAAGCGAGAGTTGCAAACCAGATTGAATTTTCGCATATAATTCGCAGTCTAAAGCGATTTGTCGTGGAATTTGAAGTTCAACCGTTTGGATATGATGTTTTTGAGCAAAAAATAACAAAAACCGCACCGTTTAGCCTTTTTAATATCGGAACTTTTGAAGCTGAGCCGATTATCACGATTTTTGGTGCTGGAAATATAACGCTGTATGTAAACAATCAAAGTATTTCTTTAAAAGGAATTGCAGGCTCAATTACAATAGACAGCGAAATGCAAAATGCGTATCGAGGCACAACGTCAATGAATAACAGGATGAGTGGAGAATTTCCGATTTTAAGACTTGGCGAGAATCATATCACATGGCTGGGAAACGTTACGAGGCTTGAGATACAGCCAAATTGGAGATATATTTAATTTTTATGTTCATTTTTGTGTGACGACAAAAACGAACCAAAAAACGTCCCGAGAGGATTTCGATTCCTCTCGGACTCTCCTAAACAACGCAAAGGGCAAGCCCTTTGGAAACCCGAGGAACCCGGTCTAAACAAACGACAGAAAATTTGGAGTGAAAAAATGATAATTCTATATGAGAAAAATGAAACTGATTTTACGCATAATGGCTGGATGATTTTGCAGCCAATTGAGGCGATTGTAACCGAAGAATTAAACGAAGATTATTCTTTGAAAGTTACGATGCCGCGCGGCTCCCAGCTGATTGAAAACGAGCAAATTATAAAAGCACCAACACCGAAGACAGACCAACTTTTTAGAGTTTACAACTCAGATATCGATATGCTTGGTAACCCTGTATTTTACGCGCGGCACATTTTTTACGACCTACTGGATTATTTTATTGAAGATACTAGACCGACTGGAAGTGGTGCAGATGCAATTTCAAAAATCCTAGCAAATACACCATTTACAGGCAGCTCTGATATCACAAAACAAGGCACCGCTTATTATCAAATGATGAGTCCGGTTAAAGCGATTTTAGGCGCTGATAATTCTTTTATAGAAGTTTGGGGCGGCGAACTCGAGAGAGATAATTTCCAAATTAGAATAAAAAATCACATTGGATCAGATCGAGGTGTATCGATTCGATATCGCAAAAACCTGACTGGATTGCGGTTTGTAACGGATTTATCAAGCGTTGCAACTAAGATTATGCCGACAGGACTTAAAGAAGACGGCCAGACGCTCTTAAAATTGCCGGAAAAGTATGTAAAATCACCACTGATTGATGCTTATACAAATGAAAAAGTCACGCGGATTCACTATTCTGAGATAAAAATTGGCGAAAAAATGAGTGAAATCGAGACTTTAAATGCACTTCGGGATGCTGCAAATCTGGAATTCAAAAATGGTCTTGATAAACCTCAAATAACTGCCACAGTTGAATTTATCACTCTTGAAGATACCGAAGAGTATAAGGATTTTTCTATCTTAGAAACTGTCTATCTTGGCGATTTTGTCAGTGTGCATCATGAGGATTTAAATATTGATTTAATGACAAAGGTCATCGGTTACGAGTTTGATGCGCTTTCGAAAAGATATAACAAAGTAACTTTGGGCAACGCAAACCCAAAATATGGCGATATTCAGCGGCAATACGTCGATAAAATCAACAATGAGACTAGATTTATGATTAACAACGAGATAATTGACACCGAAAAGAAGGTTACGCAAGAATTTAAGGCTGCTGACGGAGAACTTTCAAGCATTATCGAGGCTACGTATGTTACAAAAAGTGATGCATCCGGCACTTATGCCACAAAAACCGCATTGCGACAGACTGCAGAGGAAATTAGCACGGAAGTTTCGAAAAAAGTAAATAACTCGGAATTTGGCACAAAAATCACGCAAAACGCCACCAGTGTGCAGATTGCATGGAATAATATCAGCGAAATCATCCAGTTTATTTATGCGTCGCTGAGAATTTACGATGGCTCCGGCAGTGGCAAGCAGTTATTGATGCAGCTTGACAAAAATGGCGAAGGTTTTTACAGAAATGGTTGCTACGTCGGGAAAATCGGAACAAATATCGTTCGAGACGATAATTCTAAAAGAGGTCTTGTGTTTGACCTCGACGAGGGAAATTACATGACTTGGGCGGCAAAAGACAGCCCGAACGACAATGTTTACACGATGAAGATGTCATATTATAAAGACAACTCGATTGGCCAAAAAGGAATAGATTTTGGCGATAACCTCTATATGAATAATTGGGATATTTACGACACGACAATTCAGACTTCGTCGGACAAGCGGCTAAAAAAAGATATCCACGAGAGCGGTGTTGATGCGCTTTCGATAATCAATGCGCTGTCTTGCATGGAATTTAAATGGAAAGCTGATGGCCGATTCGAAGAACTCGGGTTTATCGCACAACAAGTTAAAGAAGTAAATCCAAGATTTGTAGGCGAAAAAATCATTGACGGAGAAACTTATTATACCCTTGATTTGATGGCGATTATTCCATATCTTGTAAAAGCGGTTCAGGAATTATCGGAGAAAATCGGTGCTCAAGTCTCCGACATTGCAACGTTTTCTGCAAAATCACCTAATGAATATCAGAGACCTAAGCCTGTCGAGTTAAAGTTTAGAGAGCTTGCCGACGGCAAAATAGAAATTTTTAAGGAGGAAGCAACAACATGACAACAAAATCGATAACGCTGGAAATCTGGCAACCAAATGACATGCGAATTCAGGTCAATCAGGGCGAAGTAAATTCGAGATTTTTAGAGATTAAAATTCTAGATAAGAATAAATCATTTAACTTGGCGGATAAAACCGTCATTTTTTATGCCACAAAACCCGACGGAAATTTGATTTTCAATTATTGCGAAGTACAGGATGCTCAAAAAGGAATTATAACCCTTGCGATGACGTCTCAGATGCCGATTGTACCCGGGATTATGCGTGATTGTGAAATAGATATCATAGACGCAGGTGTTACAAAACTCAAAGTGAAGGGGCTTTCGATTGAGATTGTTCGATGTACCGATTTTGAATCTGCAGTCGAGAGCATATCGGAGTTTACAGCCTTAGATGAGACTTTAGCCGATGTCCAAAAGGTGATGGATGCTTATTCTGAAGAAAATATCATGGAAAAAATAATGTCCATGGACGGCGAAGGCAGTGGTCTAGACGCAGATTTACTCGATGGCAAGCATGGTGAAGAATATGCAACTGCCGAACAGGGCAAAAAAGCTGATACCGCGATTCAAAAAATCAAAGGCAACGGCGTAGAAATCCCGATGAGCGCTGATAAAGTTGTGAATATTACGCCGACGGATATCGACGCTGTGCCCACCACAAGGCGGATAAACGATAAGCCTCTTTCAAGCGATATCACATTGACACCACAAAATATCGGAGCAGCCGCTGAAAATCATGGGAATCATGTGCCGGCACCTCAGACTGCAAGTGCGAATGTGTTTTTGCGAAATGATAACTCATGGCAGCAAGTAGCTCCACAAGACATAGGAGCTGCGACCAAAAAGCAAGGCGAAAAGGCTGACACCGCGCTGCAGGGAGTTCGAGTGAATGGCGAAGTCATTCCCGCAAGCTCTGACGGGGTTGTGGACATAACAATAAGTGATACAGGTAACGCAGTGCTTGGAATAAAGGGCAACGGCTCGATGATTTCTAAAGACAAGAACAACGTCGTAAATATTACACCACATATAATTGGGGCTGTGCCGGTAACCCGAAAAATAAACGGCAAATCGTTAGCTGATGATGTCACAATTACACTTGAAGATTTTGGCGGGGCAACAGCAGAGCAAGGCCAAAAGGCAGATTCAGCAATACAGGGCGTAAAAGTAAACGGAACGCTGGTTAATCCTGACAGTGCTCGAATTGTTGATATTGATGCAACTTCAATCGGCGGAGCAACAGCTGAGCAAGGCCAAAAGGCGGATTCAGCAATTCAGGGCGTAAAATTAAACGGAACTTTGATTGAGCCGGATAGCCAAAATACTGTAAATTTAGAAATCAACGAAACGACAGTTAATACGTACACAGCAACAATTAATACTGAATGGACAACGGCAGAGACAGGCGAATACACTCAAACTGTTGTGGTAGATGGAATTTTAGAAATCGACAACCCAATAGTTGACGTGATTTTAGGTGATTCAAAAGATGTGGCCTTGCAGCAATTAGAAGCGTGGAGCTGTGTTTCCAAAATCAAAACTTCTGATGGCAACGTAACTGTGATTTGTTTTGAAGAAGTACCGACAGTTGCAATTCCGATTCAGTTAAAGGTGGTGCGGTAAATGGGAAATGCGATTATATCTAGGAGGAGCGCAGGGGCTCAAATTACTGAAAATAACGGGAAAATTTGGACACGCTCTAACAGTGCTCTTACAGGTGGTCATATAGATTTTGCAACATATGGAAACGGCCGCTGGGTATCTGGAATTTACGATGGCCTGTTTTACTCTGACGACAACGGCAAGACCTGGACAGCGTCTGATACAACGGAGTCATGCAATTCTGCAATCTACGCAAATGGTGTTTGGATCGCTTATTCAGATTATGCTGCCGATTTATATTATTCTACAAATGGCAAGAATTGGACAAAAATAATTTTAACAAGCGAAAAATCACAAACCAGTTTCGTGATATATACGAACGGCTTATGGCTGGCAGGAGGATATTATGGCCTGTATTATTCCACCGATGGCTTAAATTGGACACAATCAAATCTCACTAATAACGTGAATTTTGCAACAAGTGCAAATAATTTGTGGGTAGCAGGCGGCTATGACGGCACATATTATTCTAGTGATGGCAAATCATGGGATCAAGGAAACTTTTCCGGCTCATCTTGTGATATGGCCAAATATGCAGATGGAGTATGGGTTCTTAGCGGTTTATCAAGTGGCACAGGAATATATTACTCAACTAATGGAATAAACTGGACGCAATCAAATCTTACAACCGGAGGCTTCAAAACTATAACTCATGAAGACGGTATATGGCTCGCTGGTGGCTATAACAGCAACGGCTTGTATTATTCTGAGGACGGCATGACCTGGACACAGTCTAACCTTACCAGTGGAAATTTTTATGCGATAACAAAAGCAAACAATTTGTGGGTAACTGGAAATTACAGTCAAGGCAACACAGCGACTGGTCTATATTACTCCACGAATGGCAAAATCTGGACAAAAACTAATGTTACAAGCGGAAGTTTTGAGCATATAAAAAACGCCGATGGCATGTGGCTTGCGGGCAGCGGAGCAAGTGATATCAGCTATAGCGGCGTTTATTTTTCAAAAGATGGAAAAACTTGGGTGCAGTCCATTTCTTCGGACTCAGAAACTCCGAAATTTAAAAATTACTGCATCAGATTTTTAGAAAACGCGAACGGTACCTGGCTGATTGGCACCTATTCCAACACTGGCAGCAACCCAACAGGCCTGTTTTATTCTTCGCGTTACATGAAATTATAAAAATAAATTGGGGATGAAAATTATGGCAAAGGTATTTATCGGAGTTGGCCACGGCGGCACAGATTCAGGAGCGGTCGGGCATTTGGTGGAAAAAGATGTGAATTTGGTTGAGGCTTTAGCTTGCAAAGATTTTTTAGAAATGCACGGCGTTGAGGTTTTGATGTCACGGGCAATAGATGAAAACGACCCGGTAACTGATGAAATCAACGAATGCAACGCCTTTGAGCCGGATTTAGCAATAGATGTGCACAATAGTGCGACACGTTCCTAACTGAAAAGGTTAGGCACTAAAACAAGAACGTAAAGTTAGTTTTAGTAGAACTGATAATCCGATGAGTGGAATGAGGGAGTAACGCCCTGAAACGCTCACACTGATACTCCGACTGGCTCTGCCGAGAAGGCAGATGTTCAGAAGCTCGGTGAAGTCGGCAGAGAGTGACCGTAAGTTGTGATAAAATAACACGAAAGTTGTCTGGAGGCAGATGGCGTCACCTATATGCCGGGTGTCTAAAAAGTATTTATGGAGAGAATGAGGTAAAACTCTGACGAACATGCGAATGTACGGGTCTAAGGCATGAATATGTAGAAATGCATATACCTGCAAAAGCGGGTGCTAGTGAGGATAAGTAAAAATTGTTGTTATGAAAATCCTTGCTCCATTACAGGTGGAGGCAAGCTAGCAGGCTCATAGTGTGCTCCTAAGGATATATGTAAAGATAGGATTATCGGAACGTGGGAAGCTATGCAACGCAGAGATGTGGAGGCGACGAAGAAAATAAGCGTCCAGTGCATAGTGAAAGCGATGGCACGACCTGAGAAATTTCTGTAGTGGAAATGGAGGAACAGCCATTAGTCAAACTTAAGGAAAAGAAAAAAGGGTAAATAACACAGCTTCGAGTAAGACAAAGAAAATCTGAACGTGACAGGGGATGATGCCTGTGTTCGTTTCGAGAAAGCAGAAGAAAATAAAACACAAAAAACTGCGACACAATGAATATTATAACCTGCAGGAAACTTTCGATACGCTGTATGCGAAGAGCAAAGTCGGAGAAGTTTTTAATAATCTAATGGAAATAATTTCGTCTGAAGAAAATATAAAACTAGCATACAGAAATATAAAGAGGAATACAGGAAGTAAAACAAGTGGCGTGGATAAACTAACGATCAAAGATATTGAGAGCATAGCCAGTGATGACTATGTAAAAATTGTGCAAAAAAAGATGTCTTGGTACAAACCGAGAGTAGTGAGACGAGTTGAAATTCCGAAACCAAATGGGAAAATGAGACCACTTGGTATACCGGCGATTTGGGATAGAATCGTGCAGCAATGCATCCTGCAGGTTTTAGAGCCAATCTGCGAAGCAAAATTCTACAGAAGCAGTTATGGGTTTAGACCAAACAAATCAGCAGAGAACGCGATAGCAGATTGCTATAAAAAGATCCAGCGGCAAAAAATCCATTTTGTGGTGGATATCGATATAAAGGGATTCTTTGATAATGTGAACCATACAAAATTAATAAAACAAATGTGGCACATGGGGATCCGCGACAAAAAGCTGATTTGTATAATCAAAGAAATGCTAAAAGTTCCGATTATTATGCCAAATGGCGAGAAAATCTGGCCAACGAAAGGAACACCACAAGGGGGAATTCTATCGCCGCTTCTATCAAATATCGTGCTAAATGAACTCGATTGGTGGATAGCATCACAGTGGGAAAATATCCTTACCAAACATCGGTATGCTCCGAAAATAAACTATAACGGCAGTTTAGATCAAGGCTCCAAGTATCGTATGTTAAAGAAAACGCACTTGAAAGAGATGTGGATAGTGAGATACGCTGACGACTTCAAAATATTCTGCCGGAAAAGAAGTGATGCCGATAAAATATTTATTGCTGTGAAACAATGGCTAAGAGATCGTTTGAAATTAGAGATAAGCGAAGAAAAATCGAAAGTGGTAAATTTAAAACGGAATTATTCAGAATTTCTAGGGATAAAATTAAAGATTGTCAAGAAAGGTAGAAAATATGTCATAAGGTCACACATGTGTGACAAAGCGATGAAGCGAACTGTGAAAAATCTGAAAAATCAGATCAAAGAAATCCAATCTCCCGGAAATGAAAAGGAAGAATGGAGAGCTATAACACAGTACAACTCGATGGTTATTGGAATTCATAACTATTATAGAATGGCAACAAATATTAGCCTAGATATGACAAAAATATCCCGAAATATAGACACTGTGGTAAAAAATCGACTGAGAGAACGAGCTAAGAAATCTGGGAGTTTGGAGAAATATCATTATATAAGAAGCCGATATGGGAGAAGCCGACAAATGCGTTTTGTAAATGGAATTCCCCTATGTCCAGTTGGTTATATTCAAACTAAAGCTCCAATGTTTCAAAAACGCAAGGTTAACAAATATACTGTGGAAGGCCGGGAGGAAATTCACAAGAAACTAGGGATAAACATGTCAATTTTCCATGAACTCATGGAACAAAACGAGTCCCTAGGAAGTGTGGAGTACATGGACAACAGGATATCGCTTTACGTTGCGCAAAATGGAAAATGTGCAGTGACCGAAAAGGTACTGAATATCGATGATATTAATTGTCATCATAGATTGCCTCGAGAGTTAGGCGGTGGAGATAATTATTCTAATCTGATCATCATGTGTAAAGAAGTGCATATCTTGATTCATGCAACAGAAAAAGCCACTATAGCGTACTATTTGGAACATTTGAAACTCGATAAATCTCAGTTATCAAAAATTAATAGACTCAGAAAATTAGCACAATTAGAAAAAATTTAGATTTCAGAAAAATCTGCGATTTCAAACGTGTAAATTTACTTTATTTTTATAAAACTTAAATTTGATGGAACGCCGTGTGCGGTGAAAGTCGCATGCACGGTGTGAAGCGGGGGAAAATCCGGAGATTGTCTCAAAGGATTACCTATCGCTATATTCCGGGCGCGGCGATGGATTTGAAGCATTTTATCACTATAAAGGCGGCCTCAGCAAAGATTTAGCAGAAAATATAGAGAGCGAAGTTAAAAAAATTGGTCAAAATTCGAGGGGCTGTAAAACGAAATTAGGATCCAGTGGCAGCGATTATTATGCATTTATCCGCGAAACAATTTGCCCCGCGGTGATTTGCGAGGGATTTTTCGTCGATAACGAGACAGATGTTCAAATTGCGGATTCACTGGAAGAACAAAAAGCCTTTGGCACAGCCTATGCCAAAGGTATCTTAAAAACGTTGGGAGTATCAATAAAAGAAAATTCAGTTCAATTAACGCCCTCATCAAACGTAAAATATTACGTTCAAGTCGGGGCTTACGAAAACAAAGAAAACGCCGAAAAGCAGCTACAAAAAGCCAAAGATGCCGGATTCGTGGATGCATTCTTGCACGCGGTCTCGCAGACCAATTCACGAATATAGCTTTTTGCGAATTTCAAGAAATTTTGTTCACAATTTTATCTGAGCTCAAAACAAAATGGAGGAGTATTGATGGAAAACAAAACCACTGGTATAGCGTCGCTTGCAATTTTAATTGAAGCGATTATTACATACTTTAATCAGTTTTTTGTGCAAGAAAATTTTTGTTGGCAAATGCTATTTAGCGTGGTTCTAGGCATAGTTATTGCGGTGGCTTATAAGCTCGACTTACCTGCGCACTTTAATTTAAATTCGCAAATTCCGTATGTTGGCTGTGTGTTAACTGGAATTCTGTTATCACGTGGGAGCAATTATCTGTTTGAATTGTTAAAAAAATTGCCTTAATTTGATTTATGTCTTGTATAAATAAAAAAGCTTCACACATTTTATGCGAAGCTTTTACTGAGAAATAATTTAATTTTTATAGATCATGTTTTGTTGCCCTTTTTTTATCTTGCTCTACTTGTTTAGATATTTCTTGTGGTGCTTGGCTTACTAAATCTTTAGCCTGATTTAATAAGTTAACCAAATAACCAACAGTTACTGGTTTGTCATATTCATCAAGAATGAGTCTTCGCATAGTTTGCGACATAGCATCAAGTTCATGTTTGAATTGGCTATCTTTAAAGTGATCTGAAATAACTCTTAAATATGCTTCAATCGATGCAATATGTGTTGCAGGAAATGTATCTTTTTTGTACAACATAGGTACATCTTCATAAAATACCTGCTCTATGTACTTTGCTGCCATAGATGGTGCATAAAACACACCATTGGGGAACGCGCCGCTTGACATTAGTCTCGTTCCTTCAAAATGAATTTCTTTTAAATTATCTAGATGGTCACTATTGCCTTTTTTGTAGCCAAACAAATATCCACAGGCTCCACTTATCGCAGCAAAAGTCGTTAAAAACAATATAGTTAGCCCCAAGCGATGCCGATTATAGAAATTATTACTTGCTGAAATTTCTGGGCCAGGTGAAGACTCCCTCATGGCTGAAATAGGTTTTGTTTGCGAAAAAAGCAACGCAAATACTAAACATAAGCTTATAATTTTATTTTTCATAGTACATCATCCAATCTTTGAATTTCTTCAACAAAATATTTTCTCATAAGACGGCCTCGGCCATCTAATGTCTCATCGCAACGATTTTCTTCAATAGTTACCCCATAAAAATCGTCTCTTGATGCATATCCTCCTCGAACCATAAGAATATAAAGTTTAAATAAATTAATGAAATCTTCTTTATTTGTTTTCACTTTATTTAAAAAATCTCTTTTCGAGCTTTTTAGTTTAATATCTGATTGCATTATTCGGTATTCTAAGTATTTTTCAAAAGCTCTGTTTAGACTACTCTTTTCAAAAGGTGTTAAATTAAGACTATTGATCATTTGGTTAAGTGAATGCTGGTCTTTTCTATCACTATTGTTGTCATTTTGTTTTTGAGTTTCTAAGTATTCTTTTACTTCTTCTTCGCTAAACTCTTGGGTAAAGTCATTATTGGATACCCCAGAGTTTGATTTAATTTTTAAAGAGGCTGAGTTTTGAAATAATCTTATGGCAGCTCTTCCTGCCAATGTGCCTACATCAGCTAGAATTTTAGAGCTTTCTGCTTCCATTCGATTTAATTCTTGATTTTCATTATCAATAATGTCTTGAAATGATTCAAGATTTAACGATTCAGCGAGTTCACGCAATCGTTTTCCGCTAAATCCTTCGAAAGAGTATGTTTTTGAAATTTCACTAGCTTGAGTATCTAGCATTTTTTCAGCTTTTGTAATAAACTTTTTAGTTTCCTCACGGTCTAAGAAAATCATTGTCCTATGCATATCTTCAACTATTATTTTACAACGATCAATCCTTATATTCAATATGGGAGCTCTATTTTGTTCAAAGATAAATCGGTGTTCTAGTGTTAGGCGATTTATTTTTTCTCTAAGTGCATACATTGCGCTTAATGTTTCTAGGTCTTTATCTTGTAAATTTTTCTCAAGGTTAGATAAGTAATAACTTGCCCTATTGAGAGGGAAACAAAAAAACATAGTATGTATATTAGAAGCTTCCGGTGTAGATTTGTTAAGATAGTTATCTAATAATTTATTTAATTGCTCAACTTTACTTTTATAAGGACTGTGAGACGTCATTATATCATAAAATTCTCTTTCAATTTTTTCAAAACCTTCCATATTTTCTACACTAATAGTTTCACTTAAATCTCTAGCAACAATTGCCCAGCACGGAGTATTTGTGTTGTCTAATGACCCTCCATATTTTTTAACAGCATTTTTTAATCTACCACTGGATACTGCATTTTTAAAAATTTCAAAAAAAGTCTCTTCATACTTATTGAAAAATGCTTTAAAAGAATATGGTATAAGCCTTAAACATTGAATAACTCCGAAATTCTCCACCTTTCCATCCGAAACATCGCGGATTAAACCCTTATCACCTATAAGAGCATATTTATTTTCGTCAATACTATTTTCTACTTTCTTATGTATTATATCCCTTAATTGCTCAATATGATTGTTATAAAAGATCAAATATTCTTTGCCATTTTCACCTCTAAAATGAACATCTGGACGTACAGTTTTTTCTATTAGTTCGCCATTTTGATTAACTGTTTTAACTCCGAATCCAATTTCTTGCATTTCCGATAAATTAGGCGGATATTTTTTTAGTATTTCTCTTTTTCGCTTTTCTTCTGTTACCTTAGTAGATTCGGTTTGTGTATAAGCAAAACTTTGTATGCTGCAATAAGAAAAATTAATAAAACATATACTGATGGCTAAAGTAAATGCTCTTTTTACATCTTTTTTGCTAATTTTCATTTGAATTTCTCCTTTTACGAATTAACCTTTGTTCAATGACTGGCGTTATATTTAAAAAACTTCTGCAGGGTCAATGGAAAATTTTTCAGTCAATGAACATAATCATTATAACACAAAAACTTCTTGATTTATTAAAAAAAGAAAAAAAGTATAAATGCATATGAAACGACATTTAATTAAAAAATAGCCGTATTTTTTTGTCATCTTTAAATTAAATATATTTGTTTTTTTATTAGAATGTGTTAACACAAAAAGAGTGTCAACAATAGGAATGTACGAGCAGGGAAAAATTGAATTTAACTTTATAACATTTATTGCTATGTGTATGAGGTTATAAACAACCCCAAATTATATTTTGGGAATAGAAAAAAAGTTTAACGGATGTACTAAAATTTGAAGATCTTCTTGATGATTTTCCAGAAAACATACGAAAAAAATCACCGATTTTAATAGACATGTCGTGGAAAAAACTACTCGAGAAAATCTATAAACCATTGCCTTGACTGTCCTTGAAGCTGCGAAAAAATTTATAACAAAATTAAAACTGAGTTTTAAATGAAGCTAAAAATAAAAGATTGACTTGAACCTATCAATAGAAAGTTTAAGTCAATTTTTGTTTTAAAGAAAATTGTAACGGCAAGTTTATTTTTGTAAACATATTTTTCCAACAGAGTAATGCAAAATTGATTCAAAACATAGAATTTTTAATTTTTGTAAAATTATGCTTTATTTTGGAAATTTATGTGCTATAATAAACTTGGTTAGCCTGAAATTATATTTGTAGGTGGTAATAATGCTACGAAAAATATTAAAAACAACAACTTTTCTTTTTCTGTCAATGTGCCTAATGTTAGGTAACAACGTTGTACACGCAGGGGGCGGGCAATCTTCTGCAGGAGGAACTTCTCAAGGCGGTGGAGGTTCATGCGGTGGCGGCGGAGCTTCTCGTGGATTTTAAAATTGGTATAACGGGGTGAAAAATATGTTTAGAAAAATACTATTAATGTTCCTATCGTTATCAATGTGCTTTACGGTAAATGCTAAAGTTGTAATTGCAACTAAGGATCCAACTTGTCCAAGAGAATCTAGGCGCAACGAGTGCGATGATTATTGGAGCAACGAAAAAGGAACAGATTTTAAAACTTGTTACTATCAGCATGATCAAACCCAAATTTTTGCAGATGAAGAAAAAAGACGAAAAGATAACATAGCAACTGCTACTCAAATCGCGGTTCCAGCTACGATTTCAGCTATTTTACTAGCTTCAGGAGTTGGATCACCGGCAGTAGCTATTATAGGAGGTGGAGGCATAGCAGGAGCAGGTACAGCATTGGGTAATCTATTTTTTAAAACTATGATAACAAATGGCGAAAAATGGCTGCAATCATCTACAGTTCATGACCATTGTGGCGTGAAAGTACATTATTGGCAAGACATATTTGGAATATGGCATTACTATGGTTTTGAGCCACAATAAATAGTGCTTTTTGGGGGTAATTTATGAAAAAATTTTTAATAAGTTTATTAATATTTATTTTACCATGTAATTCTAATTTTTGTTTCGCTTCAGATGATTTTGATTATGGCATAGAAAAAACTGAAGTAAATTTTAGTGATAATTTTACCATAAATGATAATACAACGGGAATTGTTGAAACAAAATCAACTGTTGCTGATTTTGTCCCTTTGTTTAAGAGATCTGTAATAGTACCTATTAAAGAAAATGTTTCTGCTTTAATAAGAGCCTGCTGTGAAATGCGTTCAAAAAGTTATGATTCAACAGCTGTATATTTAGGTTCATATTGTGGAAATAACAGTAATTATACTATTACTGTTTCCGGAAACAATTATTCTTTATCTGTTTTGTCTGAAGATGGTGAAGTTGGAATAGGCAATATTCCAGAAGGCGAATTTTCTGCATATATAGAAAATAATGATGATACCGAATTGAATTGTAGCACTAGCCTATTGGGATATGGTTTAGACACAACACCGGAAGAAGGGTACAACATAAATTTAACCTGTTATGATAAGCTTCCAGATGGCAAAAAAACAAATATGTGGGCTTGGTTAGGCCCTGTTGTTGGTGTAGTAGGTGCAGCTGGTTTAGGTTTTGGTGGATATGTAGGTGTTCAAAAAGCACGAGGAAATGATATTATTCCTGAAGTGTAAAAAGCATATAAAAAAGTCTTCAAGCAAATTAAAATTACACATGTAAACTCGTAACTAAAATTGTTCTTTATGAAAAACTGTTAACGAAATTTTGTTAACAGTTTTTTTATTTTTTCATCGATGGAAAATACCCATCGGTGATGTTTTTTGTTTAAAAACATTGAAACGACCCAAAACAGGCTTATTTTTACAATAAATCTCATCCAAAGCTCGACGTAGAATCTGGAAGAAAATGGTTAAAATTTAAATGTAAATAAATTAATTTAGGCAAATACACCAGAATTCAACTTTATTCGTTGTTATTTAACATTTTGTCACGAGGAAGTACAAAAAGTGTGTAACCTTTGTCCAAGTCAGGTGCAGCGCAGGAAAGGAGGGTTTGAGTTTTGCCTAACATAGAAAAATAAAATATCTCTACATAAAAAGCTATGTAGGCGTTTTGGGTCATTGCACTCAATTAAATAAAGCAGAGTTTTATGCACGGTAAATTACATGTGTATAGAACTCTGTTCTTTTATTGGAGCAAAGGGCTAAAACTGTTTAATTGTCATCTTCCTCCTGTTCTCGTTTGAGTGCGGAGAAGAAGTTATGAAACATTGGCTTTTTTATTACATACATTATCCGTAGCCATCCGAATTGTTTGAAAAAAAATCAAATAATTTGGAGGTACGGCAATGAAAAACCGTTATAAAAATATAAAAAATGAACTGGCTTACTTTTACAGGGTGATAAAAAATATGGACATAAAGGACAACATTAAACAGTCAAAAATAAATGAACACGAAACACCCCTTGATGAAATTTTATACGACCAATTTTCTGTTGGTGAGAACATGGACAAGCATTTGGAAGAGAAAACTTTGCTTGGTTGGAT